ATAGGGCTTTATTACAACTCATCTATTCACGGCGGTATTGTAAATTCTAAGGTTAAGTATATAGCCTCAAGTGGACTAGATGCTCAAACAAATGATTTGCCTAAATGGGAATTGATTAAGAAGAATGGGAACGCACCTTTCTCTTTAGATGAAATTTCTTTAATGGTTGCAAAAGATTTTGAGTTACTAGATTCATTTGCTATTCTATTCAAGAAAAACCCTATTTCAAAATTTTGGGATGCTCATCACGTTTCAACTGAATTGATTCGTAAAGGGGAAGATTCAAGTTTCTTCTACTACTCTGAAAACTGGAAAGAACGTAACCAAACAGAAGAAAAAACAGGTTTTAAAAAGATTAAGAATATTGAAGATTTAAGCCTAGAAGATAAAGAATGTTTACTTTATGTTAGTTCACGTTCTAAACAGCATATATTGGACGAGAAAACGGGTCTATTGACTAAATCAGTTTATCCTATTCCATCTTATTCTGGAGCTATAAAATCAATTATGGCATCTATTGAAATGAATTACTTCAGATATTCAGAGGTTGTAAATAGTTTCAAAGGTGGTACAATGATAAATATACCAACAGGTGGGCCAGATAATGAACATGATAAGAAAAAATTAATTGCTCAATTAAAAGGAGAAAGTACTGATAGGGATAAACAAGGCGGAATAGTAGTAACATTTTCAAGGGGTTCAGAAAACGCTCCAACTGTTACGCAAATAAACGGAAACAACCTAGATCAACGTTATCTATTAACACAAGAAAGTATCATTGACGATATTATGGTTGGTCATAGTGTGATTAGTCCTACTTTGTTCTCGATTAAAACAGCTGGTCAATTAGGTGGGTCGCAAGAATTAGAAACAGCTTACCAATTATTCATGAACAATTACGCTTTGGAGCGTCAAAAGATAATCACAGACGCTCTGGAATATGCACATTATACGCTTAATACTTTTGTTGGGGATATATTTTTTATAAGCAAGCCTTTAAATTTAAGTGGTAAAACAGAGGAAGTTTCTGAGATAGCTAAAAAAATAAACGTATTGGATCCTAATTTGCAAAATGTAGTATTAGGTAAATTAACAGTAAATGAGTTACGTGGATTAGCTGGTTTAAATCCTTTACCTAACGGGGATGTAATACAACAATCATTCAAGAATGAAGTAAGTGACGAAACAGTTATTTCATGGTTTAGTGAATTAGGGCGTACAGAATACAAAGAGGTTTATTCACAAGAAGTAAAGGATTTTTCTAAACTTGAAATGTCCGAAAAAGAATTACTTTCAAAATATTCCTTTGCTAACGACTTAACAGCCGATCAATTAAAGATAGTCGAAATGATTAACAACGGAGAAAGTTACGGTTCAATTGTTAAAGCTATCGATAAGGGTGCAACCTATGTTTCTAGACAACTAGTAGAACTTGAAAAGTTGGGAATGATTAAAGGCTTTGAACTTACACCAAAAGGAAAAACAAACGTAGGAGAAGTATCATTCGAAGTGGTTTACCAATACAGAGAACGTGAGGGAATACCACCACTTAAGGGAGATTCATCTAGACCTTTTTGTAAAAACTTAATAGACTTAAAAAGAGTGTTCACACGTGACGAAATAGACCAAATTACAGCACGTTTAAAAGCAAACGGAATAGATCGTAACGTGTGGGAATATAAAGGTGGTTGGTATACTAACCCTGAGACGAAAGTACATACACCTTCATGCAGGCACACGTGGTATCAAACAGTTATAAATAAGTAAGTTATGGCACATTTAATAAGCACAACAAATTTAAAGGCACTATCCTACATTAGTTCGAATGTAGATGATCTTTTAATTTCTACTTTAATCACACGTGTACAAGACACTGTTTTAGAGTCTATTTTAGGTAGTCAATTATTCAACCGACTTTTAACGGGTGTAGATAACGATGATTTAAACCCCGACGAAGTTCTATTGTTAGACACTTATATTAGTCCTTGCTTAGTAGCTGCAGTTGAAAAAAGGGCTACAGATATGACTACGTTAGAAATTCGACAAATTGGCGTTGCTAGAGTAAGCTCGGAAGGTGTTAACACTGTAAATGAGGACGAATTAAATCGTTTAAGCAACTCTTTAAATAGAGACTATAATTTCTACCGTGAAAGGTTAATAAGGTTCTTAAAATTGAATTATACGGTTTATCCTGAGTATACTTCTTACTACGATTATCTTTATCCTTGTGATGATTTAAACCAAATCAATCCTGATAGGGGCTTTTCAGATACAAATATCAATTTTGCATGATAACGAGTATTAACCAACTTTCATCGGAACTTAAAGCAATTCAAGAGGCACACTATCAATTGAATTCTTACTACTTTGGTGAGTTCAATTTGGCTTTACAAAATAGAGAATTAGAATATCCTTTACTAGTTTGTGATTATAACAACGGATCTATTAACATTTCTAACACTTCGGTGCAATTATTCATAATCGTAGCGGATAAAGTATATAAAGACAATTCTAATCTAATAGAAACTAAATCTGATACTTTGCAAATTTGTAGGGATATCTTTAACATCATGAAGAAATCCCAAAGGTGGCAAGTTTTAGGACGTGTAACTCAAGGAAACGTTACTTCATTTGTTGAAAGAGGCAAAGATGAGGTTGCTGGTCATGTGATGAACGTAACTATCGAGCTTCGAGATACAAACGGGATTTGTGAGTTACCTATGAATGGTTATGACTTCGGAGGTAGTGGAGTTGTGGGGTGTGATCCTGTTTTAATCGTAAATTCAAACGGTACATTTAGCGTTTCAGCACCAAGTGGTACAACTTATGAATTAGAAGATATGATTTTTGAGGTGTATGTAAACACTAATTATAAAGAAGATATAATTTTAATACCATTAGATAATTAATTATGGCAAATACAATAAACATTACAATTGACAAAGCGTCAATGGGTTTAGACCAAGTAGATAATACTTCGGATTTAAACAAACCAATTTCAACAGCTCAACAGACTTACGTTGATACAGCTATTTCTAACATTGCAACTCCAACTTTGGCAGAAGTAACAGCGGCTGGAAGTGGGACAAGTACACCAATTTCTGTATTAAATGCAACTTTTAACTCTAATATCACACCTAGTCAAATAGCTACTTTAAGAGGCACTAAGGGTGTTTATTTAGATGCTGAGGGTGAAGTTTGGATAAGCACAAATGGTAACTTTACAGGTAAGTTTAAAACGACTAATTTAACTCACAATATTACGTTAGAAATGCCTGTTAAAAATACAGGTACATATACAATAGCAACTACTGATTTAATAGGTGCTGCGAATGGTTTAGCTGAGTTAGATTCAAACGGTAAAGTACCTTCGGCTCAGTTACCTTCATTTGTTGACGACGTTGAAGAATATGCAAATTTAGCTGCATTCCCTGTTACGGGTGAAAGTGGGAAAATCTATATTGCAATAGATACTAACCTTACTTATCGTTGGGGCGGTTCGACTTATGTAGAAATTAGTCCAAGCCTTGCTTTAGGAGAAACTTCTGCAAGTGCTTACAGAGGGGATAGAGGTAAAATCGCATACGACCACTCACAGCTAACAAGTGGTAACCCTCATAATGTTACTAAATCGGACGTTGGACTTTCAAATGTAGTTAACTCAGATACAACTACAACCGCTAATATTACAGATTCATCCAATAAAAGATTTGTAACAGATGCACAATTAACAGCAATTGATAACGCTGCAACTAAAAACTTAACGTTAGACCGCAAAACAGCTTCTTATACGTTAGTTGCAGGAGATAATAACAAACTAATTGAATATAATTCTGCAACTCCTGTTAATAACACAATTGATAGCGGTGTATTTACTGCAGGGAATCAAATTTTAGTTAGTCAATATGGTGCTGGTCAAGTTTCATTCGTAGCAGGTGCTGGAGTTACTTTACGATCTCCAAGTGGTAAACTTAAATTAACAGGTCAATATTCGTTAGCTACGATTATAGCAATTTCAGCAACGGAGTTTTATATAAGTGGTGATTTAACAGCGTAATTATGATAATAGCAACTCATGGAATAGTAGCGAATAGTGGTGGTAATATACCTTTATTAGATGTATATACAGGTGCAGCCGCTGCTTATTCATTGCGTAAATTAAGAACAGCTTACACAGGAAACGCCATACGTGTAAGACGA